CTTGTAGTAACCCGTGTTGTACAGGAATTTTATAAGTCCCTCCCATAACGGCATATCTTTTCGGATCAATAACAGCATAACACAAAGTTTCAATTTGTTTTCTGTACGCATATGTTCCTTGGAATCCTGCGGTAGTAACAAATATCTTTGCTGCATGCGGTTCATAAGGATTAACATTACCGAATATATCTTCACGAGGTTTGTTTAATAGCGGAATCGCTTGTTCGTTAATGAACAACTCTTCTAACTGTATAACTTCCTCGAATATGCCGGAATTACGTCTGAACCCACGAATAGTCCCACCTACAACATCAAAACTTCCTCCGTGTGCAAATCTGAATTCTGCATAATCAGTACCACGCACGAATGCATTTCTCAACTGACCGGCTACTCTCATCTTCTGCATTTCATTTTGCAGCAATGGGAATCTTACCCATAAATCATCAACAATTTTCTCTTGCGCAATTGAAGCAGCTTGTCCTTTCGTCCCAGCTGTTACAAAACTCTTGTGTCTTGGTGTCAACATAGTCGCTATATATCTACTATAGAAAGCCAAAAATGATTTTGAAAATCCACGAGTAAATGTAAAGAACCCCTGTCTACTTCTAGACATTGCTCTAAGTACCATTCTTTGTGTAAAGAACATCGAAAATTTTGCTGACTTAGGAGTCATTATATCTGATAGAATATCTGGATACACAAGAAATGTATTTATTGCCCCTCCAAATCCTTCTAAGTTTTCTAGTATTCTTTCTTTTTTTACTACATTTGGTGTTTGTTGTGTAATACTATTAAGAAAATCCATGTAATCTTCAATAGGTTGCTCAGTTCTTTTAGAAGTGTTGGTCTTTGCTATCATCTAACTCATACTCCTCTTCTACTGTGTCACTTTCTAATTCAGCGTCAAATTCTTTATTATGTTTATTAATAGCTTCATCGTATAATTCTTCTAGTGGCATAACCTCGTAACTGGCCGCATCTTTATCAATAGCGTCTTTAGTTTTTAAAGAACCCTCTATTGTTTCGAATACGTCTGCTAATCCGGTAGCGTCCATTACTAATCTTCTTAAAAATTGTTGCTGGTCTTTTAAAGACTTATCAACAATATCTCTATCAACATTATCATAATACTTAAATACGAATCCACTTTCTTCTATAAATTGAACTAACTCTGCTACATTCGAAATTACTTCTTGACTCGAAGCAGTAATTAAGTCATCAATCTTAGCTGTTTTTATAAAGTTCTGATACGCTTTACTAAAATCATTTATTTCCTTTGCTTCTCCGTTAATAATTGCTCTATCTAAAGCAACACTTAACTTGCAAGCCTTTTTAATTGCATCGACTTGCATAGGATTACTAACGTTATTCGCTTCCAAAGTCTTTACGAATAAATTTTCTAAAGAAATTAATTCTTCAAATACATAGTTAGAACCTCATTTTATATGGTTTCTTAATATAAATCCTTTCTTAATAGGTGCGATAGCCGCTACTAATTCTTCATGAGTTGTAATAAGATTCCACTCATCATTAACAATACTTCACGCCTCTTTTGTTTCTGTCTCATATTCATTTCCATCGAACATCAATAAAATATATTCACGAAAAGTATTTTCTTTATACTCTCCTGCTACTCTCATTCAAAGTTCTGGTTCGAATGGGATATTATATGTTCTACAGAAAAAATCCCCATCAATTGCGTCATTGTATTTCAAAATCCCACTAATACAGCTGTTGCATGTGGGTTGAATTAAGGGATTGTTCGAAGGAAGTATTTCATCGTATCTACCACAAACTGGGCATTTCTTAGTTTCTAGTTCCATAATCTACGAACCTCCTTTTACTTTTACATATACAGTATACTACGGATTAGTTAGATTGCAAGTCTACGGTTAGGAATTCTAACTAGTCTCTGAATTTGTATATCTAAACTTGCAATATGCTTCAGTTTATGATATAATAAATTATATTCAAAAGCAAGATTATAAATAAGGAGGAATAAAATGTTAAGTCAAATCGTTTTAACAAATAACAAAATTTTAAAAGAACATTTTGAGCAATTACTTGGTGAGAATCACACGGTAGTTGCCAAGTGAGGATTCCCAGTTTGTGAAGTTGAAGTAACTCAAGAAACTGATGTATTGAAAGCAATTTTTACCATAGTATTTAATATGATGACTAGCGCATATACTTTAAAGACTTACTCAGTTAAGAAAACACAATTAGAACAAGTAGAGGGTGATGAATCTGACCCTGTTTTTGAAGAAGCTGCAGATTGGTTGAATATTGATAGTGGAACTATTGATTTCTTTATCAACCGTATTAAAGAAATTTCAGAGCAGTTCTTTACAACTAGAGAACAACCTAAAGTTGAAGAGCCAGCGACAAAAGAGCTTAAGAAACAACTTGAAACTGAAGATGAAGTTGAAGATACCGTATCTGCAGAAATAGAGGGATAAGTAAATGGCTGGTTTTATAGTAGCCATACTATTTTTACTAGGAATAATTATCTTTCTTGCATTAAGAAAACCTGAGATAAAGATAGTTGAGCGCGTCTTAGAGATAGACCAATCGGCCGAACGATTAGCTGCTTTAGATTTGGAGATATCTCAGCGCAGAGCCAAGGCAAATAAAGAGTTAACAGAAGAATATAAATCATCGCTAGATAAGTTACTGGCGGACGTAAAAGATAAAGAAGCCGAATTTAATTCTCAAATTGAAACTAAAAAACAATCAATCTTGCTAAGTTGAGATGAAGAATTCAAAGTACGAGAGGACCAACATATAAGAGAGTTGGAACTTATGAAAGAGGAGTTTAATATAGATAAGATTCAGTTCCTTACGGACTGAAAAGAAATAGCGGCAAAATTAAGCGCTATGCAGGATAAAGAACATGCTGTTATTGCAGGGAATGAACGAAAAGAGAAGTTAAAAAATAAAGATAATTTTTACAAAATTACTTTGTCAACTGTAGAAGATATTGAGCTAGAGGAACTTGAAATCGCCATTAGCAAATTAACAAACGCGATGCCATTTAGGAAGGCAGTATATGACGTTTATTACAAAAATAAGATGCTGAGTTTAGTCAAGCGATTAAAAGCATCTGGTGTAATGGGCATATATAAAATTACAAATATACTAAATGAAAAGGTATATGTCGGACAAGGTGTCGACATAGGTAATCGCTGGAAACAGCATGCTAAAAGAGGTTGTGGTGCAGAAGCTATGACTGGAAGTAAGTTATATCCCGCGCTATTAGAATATGGTTTGTCGAATTTTACATTTGAAATCGTGCAAATTGTCGGAACTAAGGCGGAGTTAAGCGAACTTGAACAATATTGGCAAAAATTTTACGGAGCTAAAAGCTTCGGATATTCAATAAAATAATTTTATGCGGTTTAATAGGAGCTTCAGTTAGTATTCTTTGCCTCCTTAACTAATCGGGAGCTCGTATTAAACCGCATAGGGGGGCGAATCAAAATGAAATATGCAACAGTAATAGGAAGCAGACATATAACTAAAGAAGAATATATTGTGTTACGAGATGTTGCTACTAAACTTGCTTATGAGGGATATACTCTAAGAAGTGGTGGCGCAGAAGGTGCTGACTCAACAATAAATCATCTATGTAAAGTAGAAATAATCATACCGTGGAATGGCTTTAACCATTTTCAACATAACGGTAAGCGTATCTTTACACTAGGATTATTGCCGCATGTCAGTCTAGCTGAAGATAGAGCCAAGTCAATACACCCCGCTCCAGAAAGATTAACACAGGGAGCATTAAAGCTTCACACTCGTAATATATACCAAATAATCGGACCTTATGGTAACGATGGTTATAAGTCTGACATAGTTGTTTTTTGCGCAGACGCTGATGAAAACGGTATACCAGTTGGTGGTACTCGTACTGGTGTTGTATATGCACAGCAATTGGATATTCCTACATTTAATATTCGTAATCATGGATTTGATGTAGATGCGCTTCTTCAAGCGATTTTAGGCCGCATACAATCTAATAAAGAATCTCAATTCAATAGAGAGTACGCTTCGGAATGAGCTAAATCTGATAAAGATTAAAGGAGTAATTATGAATAAATTAAGAATATGATTCACTATAACTAAAATAAAATTAAGACATAAATTTAAAAGAACCCAATGTGCCTCTTGCGGTAAAATGAAACGGA